GTATCAGAAAATGCAGCAACTAAAAATACTTCTTGAGTTACACAAAGAACTAAATATGAGAATTGATACCGAAGTCAGTTTTGCCAAGTTAGCCCAACAATTAAGAGATGAAGGATTAGGAAATGAGTGAAACTCAAAGCGTTAGTGCGCAAAGTGCTTTAGAAGCATTAGGTGTTTCTTTAGAAGAAGCAATTGAAATTGATCAAAGCCTTAGGCGAGATAAAGGGGTAAACAAAAATATTTGTATTTGCGGACACCCAGAAGCTAGACACTCCCTAACTGACCGAGGCTGGGTTTGCATAACAACACGAATAGACTGCAAATGTAAAGGTCTTAGACCAGTTTTACATTCAGAAGATGTTCGTCCGTTTCTATGTAAAACAACTGGTGGAGCAGGATTGCACGCTTTGACTCGTGGCATTACAGCTCTGGCTCTTATGGATCCGCCTAAGAAAATTACTTGGACAATAGAACTCAAGTGCGACTCGTGCGGAAGTTCAGATTCAATTGTGAATGTAGTTCCGGTTACTCAACAAGGAGTGCCGACTTCATACACAACAGGTTATGATGCTTTCTTGTGCCAAGATTGCAGAGAAGAGCGAGAAGGAGTAAATAGGTAACTATGGGAAAGCATTACGACAAAATTATGGAAGCCCTTGAGATTCGGAAAAAGAATACTCCGAACAAAGGTGGGTTCAGAGTTCCAGGATCTATGAACAAGAAAAAGACTGGATACCCTCACAAGGGTAAGAAGCGATAAGAAATGGCTTACCTAAGTTTTGAGAGAAGCGACGTAGGTCGCATGATTGCAAAAGAGGGTGAGGGAGTTATCGGTACGGGTGGCGACAAGATTGTCGGACACATGATTGAGTTGGCAATACGTACTGGATTCCCGAACACTTCATCAGACAAAGTAGCAATACGAGCATTCTTTGATAGTCAAGAAACTTTTCTAGACTCTGACGGTCACGAACATAATGTTCAAGATTGGATCAAAAATCTATCTGAAACTGCTTTGACTTGGATGAACAGCAATGCAGCTCCAGAGGGGACAATTTACCACTGGCACGAAGAAAGTTTTTACTTTTCCGAGATTGGAGAAATGCTATGAGCGTAGAGAACTACGAACCACTAAGCGAAGAGCTTTACTGGCGGAACAAGATTGGTAATGAGATTCGTGAATCAATTACTCGGATGAGAGTTCGTCAAGCAGAAATGGAAGCTGCTAGCGGAAACTTTTCTGGATCGTTTGGTTGCTTGCCGTCCTGCGGATTGACTAAAACTATCGACTCATACGAGCATTGTGAAAACATTGCGCGTGGACAGAAGGACAGAAACTAGTGACGTGGACAGTTGTGTTCAACCGAAACAGTTTCAAAGACTGGAACAAAGAGTTGGATTTCTATGGTGCATACATCATAGAGGCAGATGAGAAAGATGCTGTCGAAATCTTTGAGCGAGAAACTGGATTGCATTTTGGGTTGACTCAATATCCTGACGGTGAGGGTTTTGTAAGTATGGAATTTCCTCACCTAGAGGAAGCCGAGTTCGCTGCTTGCACCGACAGAGTTTTGTACCTATCGCGATGAAACATTACAACGTGGTAATTGCCACGCCAGGATTCTCAATGGACGCGGAGTATGTCAAAGCTCTAATGGCTACTTGCGAGAGATTGGTAGATGAGGGTATTTCGTTTACCTTTCTTTCGGAGTACTCATCTTTTGTGCCTCACGCCAGAGAAGCAACCGCTATGGGTGGCAAGGAACTTCGTTATGATAAAAAACAAATTGCTGGTGGCAAGTTCACCTACGACAAAATCTTTTGGATTGACTCCGATATTGTCTGGACACCTGAAGATTTCCTAAAGTTATATTTTGCAGATCTTGATATTGTTTCCGGTCTTTATCTTTTGGACGATGAAAAGAGTGTGCCAGTCCAAGTTGTAGATGGGTTCGTTCGATTAGAAAAAGCCAATGTCAAATTTCTAGAAAAGACTTTTCAAGCAGGTGCAGTTGGGTTCGGATTCGTCTGCATAAAGTCAGGTGTCTTTGAGTCAATGCCTCGCCCTTGGTTCAAACTTGCGCGACTAAATCGTGGGGATGAGCGACCTGAACTTATGGTCGGTGAGGATTTTTCTTGGTGCTACTCCGCCATCGAAAACGGATTCAAAATCTGGGTTGACGCAACCGTTCAGGTGACGCACCGCAAAATTCGGAACTTAAAAATATAATTTAAAAACAGTTTTTAACTAATAAAGTTCTATGATACTTATTAGCAAATATCTTATTTCTATTTATAGAAGGGCCGAAATGGTACGGCTCTCTCTCCACGCGCCATTTTTTCGTCCGAAAATAAAACCGTTATCCTTTTGTTATAACTATGACACGTGTTGGACTTGACAAAAGGAATTATTTATGTATAGCACCAACTTCCTAGTAGCCGTTTCTGAACGAGCCATCAAAACCTTTGCCCAGACCCTTTTAGCCACAGTCGGCGCAGACGCTGCCGGCGTGTTCACCGCCTCCACCCTGGACGCAGTAACCGTAGCTGCTGGAGCGGCCTTGATCTCCGTCCTAACATCTTTTGCCTCCGCCTCCACAGGCCGAACAGGCCCGTCCCTTGCCGGCGAGACAACAGCCCCAGATGTATATATCACACAATCTGAGCCTGTCAAGTCCGCTCCTCGTGACGGAGACGGAGACGGCCTGGTAAATGACGGCAAGAAAACCCAAGCCCCAGCCCCAAAGAAAGCACCGGCTAAGAAAGCCACACCTAAAAAGGCACCAGTTAAAAGAAAGCCGGAGTAAAAAGGCAGCGGCTGGAGGTAAAAAAACCGGCGACCCGCATCATCGGGAAAAGTTAATATTTTTACCTCCAACCCCCTACCGGCTGAGCTTGAACAGCTTATGAACAATTTCACAATGTGGAACACCTTTCCACAATTTTTTACCTCCAACCCCCCTACCGAAGGCCCAGATGTCCGAAGTTATTAAGTTTGAAACCGAAGGTCCCAAAGACGACCCATCGGATCGCGAACCACATTTAGACACCCCGCTAGACCTGCGGCCTGACCTTTCGGAACTCGGTATCATAGAGCACGAACGCGGGGTCTGCGAGGATAACTACGAGAACCGCGGCACACTGCGGCGAGCAAAATTAAATTGGGATCCGGTCTATGACGCAACCGGCTCGGCCACCGGACTCATTGCGGCCAGGTCCGCAGAGTCAATGCGCGAACGGCGTGTCCTTTCCCTGGCGGAGAAGCGGCCTGTCCTAACGGATCCTAAAAATAATAACTCCGATTACCTAACCGGTGTTGATCTTCTAATTGATGAACAGGCCTGCCAAATCGTTCCACCGTGGGTTGTCGGAGCTACCCGTAAATGGGTAAGCGAACAAAACGAACCAACGGCGAGCAACAAGAAGCAACCGGCAGTTCTCCCAGCTCGGTGCCGCATTGTGAAGTCAGACGGCCTGCGCTGTATGTTATGGTCATCGGGTCGTGTCAAGGATGACGGCTTGTGCAGAGCACACCTTAAGACTCAACGCAAACCTGGCGAGGACGTAGAGCGTGCCCGTCGCAAGCTGATTCAAGCCGCACCGTACGCAGTTGACGTTCTTGAAGATATGATGGAAAACGCTGAGTCCGAACCGGTGAAGCTGAAAGCCGCTACCGAAATCCTAGACCGTGCCGGCGTGCGCGGCGGCTCGGAACTGAGTGTGGACGTTGAAGTCAATGACGCTAGACCGCCACACATAATTGTTGCCGAACGGCTGCAGCGGCTTGCTTCTGGAGCAGCTCACGTCGCGTCCCAGCTGGTGGACACAAACAACATTATTGACGCAGAAATAGTTGAAAATTCAACCGCCGAGGTAAAAAAACTAAACGGCCTGCCTGAAAAAGACGGCGAGGCCTAAACGGTGGTAAAAATTATAGAAGCGATTACACAGCTAAGCGGCGAGCTTACAGCTGATATTCCTTTAGCCAAAACCCGTGAGGAACATATCCGGGTAACGGCTAGGGCAAACGCAGCCCTTGAGCTGCTCCACATGCTAACGGCCAGCGGATTGGACCCAATCCCAGCTGACGAGGTAAAAAATAAATAGCGGCCTGCCCTTGATTTATTAAGCCAACCGTGGTAAGCTATAAATGTTTCCCTCCGGGAAGGCGGAAACACGGATAAGCCCTAGACCCACAAGGTCCGGGGTTTTTTCGTTTAAACGGACGACTAATTCCGCAGCCGGTACAGCTGGATCAGAAAAAATAATATGAATAAAAATTAAGGCTTTTTGCCTCTTTTTGAAAAATTTTAACGGCCTGCTTTAGCCCATTGCCTAAAGGATTTTAAAGCCGTTAGTTTTGGTACTAAATCGCACCAGGGGTGGAATATGGTAGATCAAGGAAAAAATAATAAGCAGCCCCTACCTGGGAAGTCGCCGGCTCAGCTCAAGCAGCTTAAAAATCCATAAGCCGTAACTTATCCACAAATTTTTACCTCCCCTACAGCTAGCCGGTAGCCGGAAAAAATATTATTAGTAGTAGCCGGCCGCCTGCTGCAAATCGGCTCAAGTTTCCCAGGTAGCTGGCATTAAAAAATAATTACTAGATGATGCTGAAGATGATGCTAAAAATGTCAGTGGGCAAGTGTATGATGAATTTATAACGGAAGGAGGTAGGCCACCGTGGCTTACATGACACAGGAAAAGAAAGCAAAGATAGCTCCGCAAGTTAAGAGCATTCTTAAAAAGCACGGTCTAAAGGGATCGTTATCAGTAGACAACCACAGCACACTGGTACTTAAAATTTCGGAAGGGTCAATTGACTTTTACGAAAACCTGCTGGAAACAGCGAAAGAAACCGGTCAGGACGCTCAATACATAACTAAAGATATTGATGTCAATCCTTACTGGTACCACAAACACTTCTCTGGCTACCCAATGGAGGTAGTCGGCGAACTTATTGCCGCTATGAATAACGGCAACCACGACCGCAGTATTCCGCAGGTCGACTACTTCGATGTTGGCTGGTACATAAGCATCCACATCGGAACTTACAAAAAGCCGTACTTGCTGGAAATGTAAACACGGCGAGCAAATGCCCCCCTCATGGGGGGCTTTGTTTTGCCCAAGTGCGGTGCTACCGCACACCCCTTAAAAAATAATAAGGGGATCTACTGGGGACACGGAATCGTTCCGTGCAAAAATAAATTAAAAGTTTTTTGGCCGGTTAGCTCAAAATGTCAGTACCCCGTGATTTACTACTGATATGACAAACACGCATAACACACCAGACACAACCGCTAACTACCTAGGCCTGCTACTACTGATGGGGTTCGCCCCAGAGAAGTTGGAGAAGTTCGGTCAGGAAGTTGAAGTACCAGAAGGTGCGGTCGAGGATCGCATAATTGAGCTAATCGAACTTCGTGAAGGATGGAGGTAAAGGGTGAGTAAAACCCACAGTAAAGGGCGAGGAACTAACTTGCTCCCACGGATCTACCGGCCAACCCGAGTTGTTAATTTGACACATCGGCGAGGACGTGTATACAATGACTATAAGCCGAAAGAGCAAACCGCTAAAGTAGCGGCGTAAGCCTTAAGGCGAATCGCACGGTCTGGGAGTCTTTCTCCTTAGTTAGTCCTATCCCAGACTTTTTGGAGGCGCGTTGTCCCGGCACTTGCGAACACGGGGCACCTACAAAATGACGAAGGAAGTAAGGTAAAAAAATGACAAACGAAAAAACAGGTATGGACTGGCTTCGGGCCAGGATGGAGAAGCTCGACTACACATCTCTAGAGGAAGTGGCAGTTGAACTCGGAATCAACCGAGGCAATCTCTACCGGTACTTCTCACTCGAGAACCGACCAAGCGTTGCAATGCTTCCGGTGATGTGTGAAGTGTTTAAGGTAAAAACTGACGAAGTGCTTCGCGCACTGGAAGTGGTGTAAAAATGTTAAACAGCTTTAAAACCAAACGTGCGGTAAAAAAAGAAACACAGTACATTGGAGATCTACAAACCCTAGCAACTCTAAAAGATCCCACACCGGAATCCGATGAAGCTATGGTTCGTTATCTAATTGACAGTATTGCCTGGCTGGATAGCTTTGACGAGAAGCCAGCCGCTAAAATCTAATTAAACAAAAAGAAGCCCATTAAACCAGCGCGGGACGTTGGAATGGGCTTTTTATTTTTTGTACTCAAAAATGTCAGTCTCTTGATCTATAATGAAATTATGACACACGCACAAAGGGATAGAGGTGAGAACGTGACTAAGTTTCAACTTCAACTGCTCGGCTACTGGGACATTACTCCAGACTTTATAACCGAGTACGAATCGCGATTTGGCAAGCCATACTTCGCGTAACTTCAGCACCTGGGTAAGTGGATAAACTGCCCACACTAAAAATAAATAAGGTAAAAATTCCGTTATCAAAACGTTATCTAAAAACACCCATTTGAACTTGACAATGTCAGATTAGTACCTTATTCTCTCATTATAGACAAAAACAAAAAAGGAAAGACAAAAATGTCAGTCCCTTATTGTAGAGTCATTATTAGTTAGAAAGTCTAACTAAAACACCCAGAAGGGAGATCTGCCGTGAGCCTAGCCGCCACAAAGATCACAAAGACAATCGTAGAGGTTGTCATAGAGGAACCAACAAAGGTTCTGGACGACACCAACGTAGTGGAACTTATTGTTGCACTCGCTGATGCCAAAGCTGCTATCAAGGCTTTGAAAGAAAAGCAGTCAGAAATTGACTCTGCTATCCGCGCACTAATGGGCGATGCCACCATTGGAACTGTTGATGGTGTGAAGCGCGTTGAGATTCTTCATCGCACTCGCGCCGGAATTGACAGCGAGATGCTGAAGAAGGCTTTCCCTGAAGCAGCAGAAGCGTGTGCAACTGAAACTGCGTACACGCAACTTAACGCCAAGTAATACCAATGTCTGGTTGGGGCAGGGACTTCCCTCCTTGCCCCAATTTGACAACACTTTAAAAGTAGTGTACCTTTAAGACTGTAAGACAAAATGACACAACGAAAAGGAGAAACACCCAGCTATGTATCCAACAGGATTCATTACAGACCCTGACAAAAAAGTACAGGGATCAGCTCTATACGTAGAGATGAAAAGCAAAGTAAGAGATGATGCGTTTTACCAATTCTTTATTACACCAGATGGTGTTAATGAAGAAGGTAATTTCGTTTATGCAAAAGTATTCAAGCGCAGAGTGACAAGTGACTCGCCTAAAAAACAATGGCGCATTGCTAGTTTAAGACAAGAGCTTATTGTGGATTTGCCGGAATACGCTGATCTTGAATCAGTGAAAGATAGTCACAACACTAAACGCTTCGATCCTATTGAAGCAACGCTGCACAGACTAATGAGTCAATACACATTAGTAGGCAAACCATTCTTTGTAGAAGTATCAAAGAAGGATTTGTCAGACGTTGGTATCCACAAGACACCAATCAAAGTTGTCTATCGAATTGGACAGACTCGCAAAGCACTTGGCTTTGCCGAGATGTTTGAAGAAGTAAAGTAAGGGATAAAAATGAACAAACATCTTTTAGAAAAATACAACGAACTAGATCCACAAATTCTAGATTCGCTTAACGAATTTATTCGTCAAGCCACAGATGAGACTGCCGCTATGCGAGTCAACTCGCAGGTGCTACCACAAGGTCGCTACACAGAACGCGCACCTCGTGGAGCAAAGGTTGCTAAAGCTCCAGTTGCAATTCCTACTGGACCTGTTTTCGCCGAGGAAGATACTATCTTTACTCGACCTAATGGCGACAAGTACCACGCTCGAGCTTGGGGTGAGCATCAAGATGTTGCCACTCTTCGCAAGGCGCGTGAAGCAACAGCACTTGTTCAATCAGGAACTCCTGGCTCACCAATGTTCGCGTTGCTTTATGGCGCACCGGGAACTGGTAAGACTGCGTTGATTGAAGCAGCGTTTACAGATGTCTACACAGTTATGGGAACTGGCGACACCGAAGTTTCTGACTTTATTGGTGGCTACATCCAAACTCCTGCTGGTGGCTTTGAGTGGATTGATGGTCCACTTATTAGGGCAGCAGAAGAGGGTGCGGTTTTATTCATTGACGAAATTGGTTTGATTGACCCTAAGGTTCTTTCAATCGTGTATGGCGCAATGGATGGTCGCAAAGAAATTATCGTGACTGCTAACCCAGAGCGTGGCGCAGTAGCAATCAAGGAAGGCTTCTATGTCGCTTCTGCTACTAACCCAAACGCACCAGGTGTTCGACTATCAGAAGCACTTCTATCTCGCTTCGCAATTCAAGCAGAGATGGCAACTGACTGGGGATTGGCTCGCACCTTAGGTGTGCCAACCACAATGGTTACTGTCGCTCAAAACTTGGATAAGAAACAAGCATCAGGTGAAGTCTCGTGGGCTCCACAGATGCGCGAACTCCTAGCGTTCCGAGACATTGCAACTGTCTTTGGTAACTCGTTCGCGATAGCAAACCTTCTCGCTGCCTCGCCGGAAATGGATCGTCCAGTAGTTTCGGATGTTCTCTCCCGAGTGTTTGGCGCGGAGTGCAAGCCAGCAAGAATCTAATTCTTGCTCGGGGTGGGGAGTCTGTATTGGGTGTTCAGACTCTCCACTTTCCCCCGATTTGACAAGTATGATACTCTTATAATGTAAGACCAAATGACACAACAAAGGACAAAAAATGACACACTTTAATCCAGAAGACAAAGAGAGTGGCGCAAGCCACCCAGCGTGGTTACGCGTTGGAGCTGACGTTGGAACGTTAGTAAATTTAATTGCTCGTAGAAATGATTTAGTTGGCTTGGCCGGTCCGAACGCTGGCTCTGGTTCACCTGCTTGTTACAAGCCAGCAATCGCAGAAGTTGAAGTTAACACAGACATTGCTTTCGGCGTTGG